TGGCACGCGCACCGCGTACGCGATGCGCGACCATGACACTACGGTCAACTGTCACTATTGCACGTGCTTAGCACCCGCACCATGAGCCTCGATATAGATATCCACGCCCCGCACCGTTCCCTCACGCGTACCCGCACACGCCCGACAATCCGCACAAGACGTACCCCGCGCCACCGACAGGCACAACGTGGCACGATCCGGCGCACCCGCACCCGCCGGTAGCACCATGAAGGACCGGTAACCGAGCTCACGGGCGGCACGACGGTCCTTGACCGAATCGGCGGATGCCATCACGTAATCCGCGAACCCGCGATCGCACCACCGCCACTGGTGCGTGTAACCGGTCCATCCGTCCGCGGCACGCGCCAGGCGTGCCACGATCGCTAGCGGCACCATCGCCGGATCCCCATACGCGCCGAGTCGCACCTTCCGGCCCACCATCAAACGCTCAATTACCGGCCACGACAGGCGCGGATACTTACCCGCACGGTATGCCCGCCAAATCGTCATCGGCGCCTGCCCGACGTTCACGTAGCACGATCGCGCAATGCGACGCCCCGTGCTATCGGTCCGGCCACGGTGCGGACAAGATCCGCACACGCTGTAATCCTCATCCGCGCGGATCGCCGCCAGCGGACTAATATCCTCTCGCAAGATCCACGTTTGGATCATGTCGCCCGTTTTCCGATTCTGCGACCGCCGACCCCCGACACCCGTCGCAACCATCACGATCGGCGCGCCATCCAATGGCGACAGTCCCCGCCAGACGACGAACCCTGACGGCGCCCTCATGCCGCACCGCCCGACACGCGGCACGCCTTGCACCACAGGGGTGAATTCCAATCGTCCGGCGTCGCAAACGCGCGAGTATCGGACAACTCCCCGCAGCACTCGCACGGGCCCACATCCGGCTGCGCCGCATAGCACTCGTCGCACAACCCAGAATCCGCGAAATTCGCGGCACGGAACTCGCACTCTTCCCCGCACCGCGTGCACTTGAAAGTAGCCGCATAGGCCATGATCACGTTCCCTCCGTCAGTCAGCAGGAATCTCCCGCACCCCCGACGATACGGGCACCGCGCCGTACTGTCAACATGAATCGCTCACCGTGTCCACAACGCATCCCGCACCGTCCTGGAAAACCGGAGCTGGATTTCCGGTATCGCACCGCCACGCACCCGCCACCCGACACGCACCGTTCCGCATAGTGGAACGCGCGCCACGTAGCGGGGTCGCGACAGTCTCCCCCGCGACACCTATCCGCACCGGTCGCGGTCCGGTCGCGCGTGTATACGTGTGGACACCGGTCGAGGGCGGTCAAACCGTGGTGGGATTACCGGTATCAACCGATCCGACGCACCCGCGAGGGGCACCCGAGGGCCCATGTCGTACACGTGTACGAGCTTGACCCGGGCGTTGTTTATCAACGCGTTCTCCATAGGAACAGACACCGCTCGTGGTTGCGCCTGGTATTCCCTCACCCCAATACGGTGTCCGTTTCGTACCGTTACGGTACGGTATTTTGTGTGAAGTGCGTCACATTTTGAAAAAAGTTGCCGAAAAAGTGTCACAGGGGGTGTCACGGACAGGGAATTAATAGTGAGAGCTTTTTTACTACCGTATAGAGCAGCCCCTTTAGGGGGCTGCGATACCGCACTACAACGGTGTACGTGGTCGTTCGCCAGCCCTTGAGGGGCTGGCTCACTCCTACGGTTTTAGCTCGCTTCGCTCGCCGATGTACCCGTGTATGCGGACCCCTTGGGGGTCCGCCTTAGGCACCCCCAGTACCCCTTTCCTGAGCCTCGGCTCGCTGTCGCTCGCCTCGGCTCATGGTTTCCCCCAATTCCGGTGCCCCGGCTATCCATGCTGTCGCCGGGGCGTACTGTCATTTTCGTCTGATTGGAGTTGCCGTGGCTGCTCCAGGGCGGGTGGATTCGGAGTCGAAGGCTGCGGCGCAGAAGCGGTTTCTGCAGCATTTGCAGACCGGGGTGTCGGTGCGGGAGGCGTTGCGCCTGACGGGCCGCAGTGAGGCGACGTATGAGCAGTGGCGGCGGGAGTCGCCGGAGTTCAAGGAGTCGGTGAACCGGCTGCGCCGGATGCGCCAGGTGGATTTGGCGGTGCGTGGGGAGCAGATCCCGTTCCCTGAGTTTTCTGAGAAGTACTTGAACGCCCGCGTGTTCCCGCATACGCAGAACGTGGTGGACCTGATTGAGGGCCGTGACCCGTCCTGGCTGCACCCGGCGATGACGCATCTGCCCGGTGAGCGTGACCTGATCATGGTGAACATGCCGCCGGAGCACGCGAAGACGACCTCGGTGACGATCAACTACGCGGTGTACCGGATCTGTATGGATCCGAATGTGCGGATCATTCTGGTGTCAAAGACCGCCGAGATGGCGAAGAAGATGCTGTACGCGATCAAGACCCGCCTGACGCATCCGGCGTATGCGGAGATGATTGCGGCGTATGCCCCGGTGGGCGGGTTTGATAAGGACGCCGAGGCGTGGAACCAGACGATGATCTACGTGTCGGACTCGGTCAGGGATTCCGGTGAGAAGGATCCGACCGTTCAGGCACTCGGTGTCCGTTCCCACGTATACGGCGCGCGCGCGGATCTGATCATCATGGATGACTGCGTGGACCTGTCAAACGCCCAAGAGTACGAGAAGCAGATTGACTGGATCCAGTCCGAACTGATCTCCCGTATCTCCTCCAATGGTGCCCTGCTCGTGGTGGGCACCCGCTTGGCATCCAAGGACTTGTATTCGGAGCTGCGTGACCCGCACCGCTACCCCGATGAGGTGTCGCCGTGGTCGTATCTGGCGATGCCGGGGGTGCTGGAGTTCGCGGACACCCCTGAGGAGTGGGTGACGCTGTGGCCGCGGTCCAACCAGCCGGAGGCTGGGGCGAAGGGTGACCAGCTTGAGCCGGGACCGGACGGGCTGTTCCCGAAATGGGACGGTCCACGCCTGAACCGCAAGCGTGCCCGCGTCTCGCCGCGTGCGTGGGCGATGGTGTACATGCAAAAGCAGGTCGCCGACGACGCGGTGTTCAACTCCGACGCGGTGAAGGCGTCCATTAACGGCAACCGGATGACCGGCCTGATGCCCCGCGGCATGGTGAATTGCCGCCCCGAAGGCATGGACGGGCTCATCATCGTCGCTGGGCTTGACCCCGCCACCGCGGGCCACACTGCCGCGGTCGTGGTGGGTTTGGATATCCGCTCCAACAAGCGGTACGTGCTGGACTTCTACAACAAGGCCGGCACGACACCGGAGCAGATGCGTGAACTGATCCGTTCATGGACGGAGAAGTACGCGATCGTGGAGTGGCGGATCGAGAAGAACGGCTTCCAGGGCTTCCTGGTTCACGATCGGGAGATCAACGAGTATTGCGCGGCCCGCGGCACCGTGATCCGCCCCCACTTCACTGGCTCCAACAAGCATGACAGCGACTTCGGTGTCGCCTCGATGACGGTGCTGTTCAACGGCTGGCAGGACAAGCAGCAGCTCGTGGAGTTGCCAAGCACCTCGATCAGTGAGGCTGCCAAGGCGTTCGTGGAGCAGTTGGTCACGTGGGCACCGGATCTGCCGAAGGGCACGAAGACGGACCTCGTGATGGCGTTCTGGTTCGCGGAGCTGGCGTGCCGTGACCGCGTGATGATGAACAGCGCCTATGCGCGCTCCCACGTGGGTGACTCAATGTTCTTGACACCGTGGGATAAGCAGCGGCAGACCACGGTGAGCCTGCTTGACATGGAAGCCATGCGGGCCTTCCGACCGATTGGGGCTTGATGTTTGAATACCCGCCGAACGCGGAGCGTGTCGGCTATGACGACGGCATGGGCAAGCAGAGCCTTGCCGAGCTGAAGCAGCTGTATAACCGCATGAAGGCACGGTCCGGTGACCGTGACGCGCGGATGCAGAACGTGCTTGCTGTGCGTCAGGGCCGCATGCGGGACGTGTACCCCGACCTGTTCCCTGACGGCCCGTTTGACCGCGGCATCGTCGCCAACATGGTCGATGTGGCGGCCCGCGACCTCGCTGAGGTGCTTGCGCCCCTGCCGGCATTCAACTGCGCCAGCGCGAAGATGGTGTCGGATTCGGCACGGGAGTTCGCGGAGAAGCGCACCCGCATCGTGAACGGGTATCTCGCGTTCTCCGATGTGCAGCGCCAGATGTACACCGCCTCGGACCGGTACTTCACGTACGGGTTCGTTCCCGCCATCGTTGAGGTGGACGTGGATGAGCGCATGCCGCGCATCCGGTTCCTTGACTCGATCGGCGCATACCCGGTTCGGGACCGCTGGGGCATGGTGTCGGCGGCGTTCTTCAGCTTCTTCAAGTCCCGCGACGAACTCGTCGCCATGTACCCCGAGTCGGAGTCCGCGATCGGACGCCCCGGCTCCGGCAACGACCTTATCGAGGTGGTCCGCTACCACGACCGTTTCGTGGACACGATCTTCCTGCCGCAGCGCAACGGCATCGTGCTGGAGTCGGTGAAGAACCCGATCGGGGAATGCCTGATCGAGTGGACCCAGCGCCCCGGCGTGGACGACGACTCTTACGGACAGTTCGATGACGTGCTCGCCGTGCAGGTTGCCAAGGCCCGCTTCGCACTGCTGTCCCTTGAGGCGGCGCAGAAGGCGGTGCAGGCACCGATCGTGCTGCCCCCAGACGCGCAGGAACTTGCCCTCGGCCCGGATTCGGTGCTGCGCACCGCCAACGGGGAGAAGGTCCGCCGCGTCCCGATCGAGGTGCCGCAGGCCGCGTTCGCCCAGCAGGGCATCCTTGACCAGGAGCTGCGTCAGGGCTCCCGCTACCCTGAGGCCCGCAACGGCGCGATTGACTCCTCAGTCGTGACGGGCCGTGGCGTGCAGGCACTCATGTCTGGGTTTGACACCCAGATCCGCACCGGCCAGGCCATGTTCGCCAAGACCTTCGAGCGGCTCATCGCCAAGGCCATGATGGTGGACGAGAAACTGTTCGGGTCGGACACCAAGACGATCCGCGGCAACTCTGACGGCACCCCGTACGAGATCCGCTACCGCCCTGAGCGTGACATCAAGGGCGACTACACCGTGGACGTGCAGTACGGCCTCATGGCCGGACTGGACCCGAACCGGGCGCTGGTATTCGGGCTGCAGGCCCGCGGCGACCGGCTCATCTCCCGTGACTTCCTGCGCCGCCAGATGCCGTTCGCGCTCAACGCGACCGAGGAAGAGCAGCGCGTTGACATTGAGGAGATGCGCGACGCCCTGAAGCAGGCCGTTGCTGGCTACGCCCAAGCGATCCCCGTTCTCGCACAGAACGGTCAAGACCCCGGTGAAGTCCTGTCCCGCCTTTCCGCGATCATCATCGGTCGCCAAAAGGGCCAGTCGATCGAGGAAGTGGTGTCATCCGCTTTCGCACCGGAGGAAATGCCGACACCGGCAGGGGTTGAGGCCACGGGTGCGGAAGCCGCAGGGATGGTCGGCTCCCCCGATGAAGCTCCCCCTGCCGGTGGCGGTGGTCAGGGCTTGAGCGACTCAGGGCTGATGCGCGGTGTCGCACCTGGTCAGGCCGGCATGGCAGCCGGTGGCAGGCCGGACCTGCAGATGCTGCTCGCCGGACTGGGCTCCGGTGGGCAACCGAACCTGCAAGCGAACATCTCCCGGCGTCTGCCGGTCTAGGAGGAGCGCGTGGCTGACAAGAAGAAGCCGGTGTGGGACAAGCCGAACCCGAAGAAGTCGTCTCAGAAGATGACTCCTGAGCAGAAGTCCAAGGCGAAGGCGGCAGCGAAGAAGGCCGGTCGCCCCTACCCGAATCTTGTGGACAACATGCGGGCGAGCCGTGGCAAGTAAGAAGGATCCACGCCTAGAGCGTGCCGGTGTTGACGGCTACAACAAGCCCAAGCGCACCCCGAACCACCCGACCAAGAGCCACGTGGTCGTGGCGAAGGACGGCGATCAAGTGAAGACGATCCGGTTCGGTCAGCAGGGCGTCAAGGGTTCCCCCGATGGGACGAAACGCAACGAGGCTTTCAAGGCTCGTCATGCCAAGAACATTGCCAAGGGCAAGATGAGCGCCGCCTATTGGGCAGACCGAGTCAAGTGGTGACGACACCAACCAACGACGTGAAGGGGAGGTAGCCGTGTGCGTTTCGTGCGGTTGCTGGTTTGACCAGTCCAAGGGTGGAGACGGCAACCACCCTGAGGATTCCACCAAGATGCCGAACGTTCCAACAACCAAGTCGCCGCTCGGCGGCAAGAAGTAACCCTAAGGAGAAGCAATGCCGCAGCCGAATCAGGGCAAGCCTGCCCCGAGCGCGCCGACCTCGATGCCGATTGAGGACAAGTCCGGTGCGATGAACTCGGACATGATCGCCAAGCCGATTCACGTCACTGGCGTTAAGGGCAAGTAGCACAACCAAGAAGACGTTCGTGAGGAGACACCGATGCGCGGATTGAGCCGCAACATGCACGCCTACATCTCATGGCAGGACATGCGAGTCGGTCTCCTTGCGGAGGACGTGTCGTGGTCCCCCGATGTCGCATCCGACATGGCGAATCGCCTGCACGAGATGTGGCACAACGCGCTCCTAGAGCTGTACCGGTTCGGGATGCTTGATGGTGAGCATGACGAGGACGACGACGAGTTCGGGCCGACGCCCGAGCGTGAACTGCAGGATCCGCGAACGGTGCGGCTAGACGACGGGAGTGAGGATGCCTGAAGGTTGGGGTGGCGCTCGTACGCCACAGAACCCTGCGCCAGTGTCCGGCCCTGGCCGTCTTGCCCGTCGAACCGATGGGGGTCCATCGCAGACCACCGTCCCCATGACGGGGATGGCGTATGGGGAGAACGCGGACTACAACGACATGCAGTCGTCGGCTCCGCTGGCGGCGACACCTTCGGTGTCCAATACGAGAGCGCGGAAAACGAGTCCCACCGGCCCTAGTGTCGCCGCCACTCCCCTGTTCGCTCCTACGGCTCGCCCCGATGAACCGGTGACGGCGGGTGCCCCGTTCGGTCCCGGTGACGGCCCTTCCGGCTCTGCCGGTGGCACGAACAGCCTCGCGGACACTCTTGAGCGACTGCTCCCGTATGACACGACCGGTGACATTGCGGCGCTTCTTGACATCTCTCTGAGGAGAGGCTGGTAGTGACGGCTGATCCCACGATCGCCGTGCGCCGATCCGTGAAGGAAGCGGAGCGCGCTTCGGTTGCTGAGCCGCAGATCATTGATCTTCAGAAGGATGAGGATTACTCAAACCCGACGTGGCGCGCCGTTGACGAGCGTGTTGCTCTTCTGACGGAGCGGAACAAGGCCCAGCAGGCGGTTGACGCGGTGCAGGGTGGTGCTCAGAACCGGTTCACGCCCGTCGTGTCTGAGCGTGCCCGCAAGCGCCTTGTCGATGCGCAGTCAAAGCTCGCGTCGTGGGATTCTCGTGCGGCTCGACCGGTGCGCGAGTACCCGACGCTGGCGAAGGCCATGATGGACAATCCCGACCTCACTGAGGCGGATGTGCGTCGGGTCGTGAACTTTGCTGCCGCCTGGTCGGCAGCGGACAAGATCATTGAGAACAAGGACGATCCGGTCGCGCAGACGAACATCCTGCTGACCATGACGCCTCCGCAGCGTGCTGCCGTGCTGGACATTCTGGACGAGAAGCAGCAACAGTTCATGGAGCAGGCCCAGCAGGCTGTTGAGGATGCCAACTCTCCGATCGCCAAGGCTGGTGCCGTCATTGGCACCGCCGCGAACTTCCTGTTTGAGAACGTCCTGAACCCGATCAACGAGGTGGGGCAGCGGGCGCAGCGGGCGGTGACGTACGGGCAGCAGCAGCGCGGTGGTCTCATTGGCTCGGTCGCGGGGTCTTCTAACCCAACGGACTACATCACGGACCGGATTTCTGACATCTTCTTCTACTGGGACGATGTTGAGAACACCCCTGAGGGCAATTACAACCCGAAGGTTGTGGACGAGGCTCGACGCGAGTACGGGGATGCCCCGGTCGATCTGATGATCGAGCTGCAGACCCTGAAGCGTCAGGGCGATCCTTCGCCCGCAGCGACCCTGATTGCGAAGTATGCGGGCGACCCTGAGCGGGCGACGATCCTGCGCAACATCTTCTCCCAGTCGCGTGATCCTGAGCAGGAGGCGACGGCCCAGAAGTGGCGTCGCCTTGAGGCGATCATCAATTCCGCCAATCAGGGTGACGCTGGGCAGTTGTTGTCCACCACGAACATTCTTACCGGCCAAGTTGCTGGCGTGCCGGGACCGGACGAGACCGGATACCGCGGGAGTGACTTTCAGCAGGGTGTCGCCGGTACGGCAAATGTTGCCAGCACGTTCGGCAACGATCCGCTGATCTTCACCAGCAAGGTCCGCAATGCGTACCTTGGGGCGAAGTACGCCCTGACGAAGATTGCCCCAGACGCCGCCGAGGGTTCCGTCCGTGCGGCGCTGTCGCAGCCGTCCGTTGCCGCCTATCTTGACGATCTGGGTCGGGACATTGGGCGCTTGAACGACACTGCGGACACCGCGGTGAAGGCCGGTCTGCGGCAGCGTATCGCGAAGCGATACGGGGAGTACTTCCCTGAGGATGTCTTGCAGGATCTGGTGCGGGCAAACGTGCGTAGCGCGGACGATTTCGCTGACTACGTGGTGTCAGCGAACAACGCTCTGCGGATTGCCCGTGGCGAGGCGATTCAAGCCGGTGATCAGGCTGCAGTTGACGCCCTGAACAAGTCTTCGGTAATGGCCCGCATGGCGACCGGACAGGGTCCGCGTCGAGCCGAGCAGATATTGCCGCGTAACGCGATGTTGTGGGGCTCCACGGTTCGCCGCCGCATCTCCGATGCGATCTTCAATCCGACCCCGAAGGGGGCCGGTGCCCGCGACTATGAGCGATTCGTGGAGCAAGCCAACGATCCGACCGTGTCGGTCGGGCAGATGCTCAACGACAGCGCCCCAGAGCTTGGCAAGGCCCAGCGTCTGTTGAACGGTCAGTCGGATGCACGGTTCTCACGGGCGTGGGACAAGCTGACCCGCTGGGGCGCAACCACCGTCCCGACTGCCGCGGTGTACGTGAAGGACGCTAGCGACACCCAGAAGTTCCTCAAGTTCGCTCGACTGTTCGTCCCGAAAGACATGGCGGTCCGGCTCGCGGACGATTGGCGCAACGCGACCGAGGGTCAGCGACGCCTCATGTGGACCGGCATCGTCCGGTCCGCGGCGTACTCGCGTGGTTTTGACGACGTGGCGACCCGTGTCATCAAGCGCAACGGCGAGGAGATGACCGTCGCGGACCTCGCCCGTGACTTGGTGACTGGCACGAGGGGCGGGGAACTGTACGCCCCGAACCAGCTCATGGTGGTCGTCGGTGACGAGACGCTGTCCATCCCTGAGTTCTTGCAGCGCACGGGACGCACCGGAGTGCCGGAGGATCTGCGCTCACTGGTGGACAACGTCATTGACGAGTCCCCGTCAAACTATGACGGGCTGCAGCATGCGACGCACCTGTGGCAGACCGCGGACTATGTCGCGGTCCCGAACCTCAACGATATTGCCCTCATCACCAAACGCAGCAAGCTGATCCAGCAGACGCTCGGCCTGACGCCGACCGCTGCCGGGAAAGTCGCGGTTGACCTGTGGTCCATGATCACGCTGATGGGTCCGCGCTACTCAATGCGCAACGCCCTTGAGGACTGGTTCCTGTACGCGGTGACCGGAGGCAAGTTCCTTGACGCCGTCAAGGGACGCGCGATCACGACGGGCTTCCGTGAGGCGACGGGCAAGAAGATCGGCATCTTCGCCCGCCAGATGCGCAAGGTCGGCAACCACACCCAGTACAGCTTCGCCCGAAACGTACTGCTGCCAGGTCTGGACGAGACGGAAGTTGCCGCCGCCCATGTCGCTGCCCGTGAGGGTGACATGCAGTTACTGCAGCAATTGGCTGTCCGCTCCGTGGTCCGGCAGAAGATCGGCAAGACCCTGTCTGCGGAGGACGAGCAGTACCTCATTGACTTCGCTGGGTCGCAGGCCGGTCAAGACATCCTTGACGAGATCACCGAACTGGCCCACCACCTGAATCAGGGCACGTTCCCCAGCCTGTCAGTGTCCGATGGTGGTGCCGCCATTGACGACGTGCTCACCGTGTACCCCAAGGGTGAGTTCAAGTCGATCGCGATGGCGGGCGACAACTTCGCTCGGTTCACGTGGTGGCAGCGGTCCATTGAAGGCATCCTGCTGGCAGACGGCAGCATCGGGCGTATCGCGGTTGCCAACCTTGACAACTTTGATGACGCGGTGACCCGTGTCGCGCAGGCGATCGCAAACGACACCCGCTACGGCTACCGTGAGCGGTTCTCCGCGATCTACGGCGCGAACACCAGCGTGGATGACATGGCTCGCCGCTATGTGCGGGACGTGTACAACACGTTCTCCCGCCGTGACGGCAGCCTCAACCGCGGCCTGTGGACCCGGTTCGTGGACCGCGATCAGGCCGGAAACCGGATCGCTCGGTACTCCGATCCTGACGGAAACGCTCGCATCTCGGTGTCTGATCTTCGCGGGTTCAACGAAAACGACATGCCAAGGTACATCCTTGGTCGTGAGGTGGACGAGAAGCCGTACAAGATCCCAGTGCAGTGGACCGACAAGGTCTGGAACATGATGGGCAATCAGGTTGCCCGCATTTCCCGTGAGCCGATCTTCTTCGCGAACTACCTGTCGGCTCGACGCCAGTACGCCGGCTATCAGGCGGAACTTGCTGCCGCGATGGGTGCGGAGGGCGCGGAGGCTGCGTCCAGGACGGTGACGCGCATGGCGCTTGATCGTGCCATGCAGGTGACGCTTGCGTACACGGACAATCCCGCGAACCAGTCCATGCTGGCGTGGCGGATGCGGAACTTCGCCCGCTACTACCGCGCCACCGAGGATTTCTACCGCCGCGTGTACCGGATGGCGAAGTACGAGCCGATCGGCCTGTACAAGTCCGCTCTTGCCCTGCACGCCCTTGACGAGTCGGGCTTCATCAGCACCGACGAGAATGGTGACAGGTATTTCCTGTATCCCGGTGCCGGTTTAGTGAACGGCCTGCTGGGGCAGGTGTTTGCCACGTTCGGCGGCAACCGCATGTTCGTGTCCGACATGCCACTGATCTTCAGCGGCAAGGTGAAGATGCTGGCCCCGTCTGCGGATCCGCAGCAGTGGCTGCCGATGGCGTCCAGCCCGACCTCAAGCCTGCTGGTCAAGTCCGTAATGAACCTGGTTCCGCAGTTCAAGAGCTACGAGCAGGCGCTCCTTGGCGACTACTCGGAGAACGTCCCGATCTGGCAGTCCATCATTCCCGCTCCGGTGATGCGCCTGTTCAACTCGCTGTCACAGGACGAGCGAGATTCGGCATACGCATCCGCGTTCATGGGTGCGGCTCAGGTCATGGAGGGTGCCGGCAAGATGCCGAAGCCTTCCGCTGACGAGGCGGAGATTGACGAGGCGCGTTCCGGTATCGCGACGCTTGCCACGAACATCCTCGTGACCCGCCTCATCATGGGTTTCCTGTATCCGGCGTCGCCGCAGATTGAGCAGAACGATGTGACCGACATTGCCCGCAAGTACGGCATCTCAAACATGCGGCAGCAGTACTTGGCTCTGGCGACGAAGTACGAGAAGGACGGCGAGCCGGATCCGTGGGGTCGGGCGATGATTGACTGGGTGTCCACGTATGGCCTTGAGGCTGCGCCGTACACGGTGTCCACGGCTACCCGCGCTTCTGGTCTGCGGAACCTGCCGGAGATCCCCCGTGCGGAGACGACGATCCAGTTCGCTCAGGACAACCCTGAGATGATCTCCAAGTTCAAGACCGCGTCCATGTTCCTTGCTCCGGTGGATGGTGGTGACTTCTCGTACGACACGGCCCGCTGGCTGCGGGAGAACGGGTTCACGAAGAAGGCCAGCACGGATGAGTACCTGACCAACCTGCGTCTGGCGAAGGGCAAGTTTGAGTACTTCCAGACGAAGGATGATGTGGAGCAGCACATCCTTGACGCGACGACCGATGAGGAGCGCAAGCGGTGGAAAGCGTACTGGGATGACGAGCTGAAGCCCAGCATCTACGCCGACTACCCCGGTCTTGCCACGCTCCTGTCGCAGAACGTGCAGGACACGAAGGACGACGCCAACGCAATGCTGGACGGCACGTTTGATCAGGACGGCAACCCGGTTCGGCGTGGTGAGATCCGCATGCTGCTGGAGTGGTACTACGAGAACAACGACACGGTTCCTCTAGCGGTTGAGAAGATCGCGGAGGCGGTGGCGACGTGGGATCACTACAAGCCGATGCTGGACCAGATCAAGGGCCAGCAGACGAACGCGGCAAAGACGCAGCGGGCGCAGATCCGTGCGGACCTGATCTACAACCTTCAGCAGATCGCATCCGAGGATCCGAACGCGGAGATGTTCATTCGCCGGGTCATGTACACGCTTTTGGGAGTTGATCGAGATGGTAACCCGCGTCCCCTCTGAGGGTGGCAAGCCGAAGCCTCCGCCGCCTCGGACTCAGACCGCTCCTGGTAGCCGTGCAGCGTCCACTCCCCCCGCGACTGCGGGTGCGACGACGACCACGATGGAGACTAAGCCAACGCCGTGGAATGCGGACATGTCGCCCCTGTATCTGGGTCGCCTTGGTCAGCAGGGTGCTGGTCTGGGTGGTGCGATGGGGCCGAACCAGCGTGCCCAGACGACCGTGTATGACGTGTCCACGGAGTGGCTGACGAGCCTGAAGGCAAACGATCCTGACGGCTACAACCTGCTGGTTGACAACCTTCGAGCAGGCAACTTCCTTGGGGCGAAGGCCAAGTCAGCGACCTCCATTAAGGAGGCGTTCCAGATGGCAGCCAAGGAGGCTGCTGCTCGGGTTGATGCCGGTCAGCAGACCGAGGTTGACCTGCTGGAGTACATCGCCTCCAAGGCGAATGGCGGTCAGGGTGCTACTGGGTCCGGTGGATCGGGTTCTGGCGGCTACTCCGGTCCGGTGTCGTCGGTGTCCACGATGGATTCGCAGTCTGCTGCGATGCTCTTGAACCGGCTTGCAGTGGACAAGCTGGGACGCAACCTGACCGACGACGAGCTGGCGCAGTACACGAAGGACTTCCGTGCTGGTGAGATGCGCAACCCGACCGTGTCGTCAGGTTCGGGGCCGACCAGGCTCACGCAGGAAGGCATGAGTGACACGGATCTTGCGGATCAGATCATTCGGGAGAACCCCGTGTTTGCTGACAACGTGCTGAAGACGGACGTGCTGGACATGTTCTTCAACCGGATTGGCGGGAAGAATGGCTGACCGGACTGTTGAGAAGGACAAGAAGCAGCGTCAGCGTGCGGTTGCTGACACGATCGCTCGGTACGCGTACTTCAACTACATGATTGAGGCTTACCCTGAACTGCAGGGGTTCTTTGACCAGTTGAAGGCGGTGGTTCGCCGCTCGCCTACTGGTGAGATCACGCAGGACGAGTTCAATGCCCTGACTCGGGGTGTGTCGTTCTTTGAGGATCTGGACTCCAAGCAGCAGCGTGCTGCGATTGAACGTGCGCAGGACAAGCAGAACAACACGAACCTGTATGGCGAGTCCGTTGAGGAACTCAAGCGGGTGATCGGGCAGCAGGCTGCCCGTGCTGGTCTGGAACTGTCTGATGAGGCGCTGACGGAACTGGCGGAGCAGTCGCGGTTCAATGGCTGGGATGCGGTCCAGACGCAGCGGGCTTTGGGTGATCAGATCCAGAAGGCTGCCGCAAAGGGCGGTGATCTGCGTGGCACTGCGGGTGACGTGCAGGCAAGCCTCGCTGATTGGGCTCGACGGAACGGGTTGAATCTGACGCCGGAGCAGTTGGCTCCGTTCATTTCGCGTGGGGCGACGGGGATGCAGTCGCTGGATGATGCGAAGGCGGAGCTGCGCAAGACGTATCTGGTGGGCATGTTCCCTGCGTGGGCGGACAAGATCAATCAGGGTTATGACCCTGAGGCGCTGTTCGCCCCGTATCAGGATACGGCTCGCAAACTGCTGGAGAACGATGCAATCGGTCTTGATGACCCGATCATGCAGAAGATCACGCAGGGTGTCGGTCCCGATGGAAAGCCTTTGGTTGTTCCGTTGTATGAAGCGCAGCGAATGATTCGTGAGGATCCGCGATGGCAAAAGACCGATAACGCGTATGACACGTATGCACGTGCCGGTGAGGACATTCTTCGCATGTTTGGGTTTAGGTGATCTGAATGGCACTGATCTACGCTGGCGGAGCGTGGCGCAACGTTCCCGATACAGGGGCGAATGCCCAGTCTCCGACCCCGGCTCCCGTGCTGAACAACGCTCAGGGCTCATCCCCCGCTGCTGTTCAGGCAATGATTCAGAACGCCCCACCGGCACCTGCCCCCACGCCTCAGGCTCCAGCGCCGACACCGGATCCCGGCCCCGCACCGGCACCCACTCCGACACCTGTTGCACCCGACACGAGCCTTGCGGACTTTTACAGGGCGCAGGCCCGCGACACGGCCAGCGCGTACCTGCGCGATCTGCTCACGCAGTATGGGCTTGGTGAACTTGCTGGCAGTGTGGATGCGCTTGTCGCGCAGTACAACTACAACACGGCCCTCATCGCCAATGGTCTGCGCCAGACAGATGCCTACAAGACGCGGTTCAAGGGGCTGACTGCTCTTCAGCAGAAGGGCATCAATGACGTGCGTAACGAGGCGGATTACATCCGTCTGGAGACGGAGTACCGGCAGGCGTTCCGCGAGGCTGGACTACAGTCATATCTTGGTGGGGCGGGTAGCCCCACGGAGCGGGACGCGATCGCGCAGCTCGTCGGTGACTACACGGTGTCCGTCACTGAGGTGAAGAACCGGATTGCGGACGCGCAGCGCGTCGTGAACGAGACCGCACCGGAGGTCCGTGACGCCCTGCAGCGGTACTACAACGTGTCCGCCGCGGACCTGGTCGCGTACACGCTGGATCCGACCCGTACGCAGGATCAGATCAACCGGAAGGCGAACGCCGCGATCTTCGGTGGTCTGGCGCAGGCTCGTGGCCTTGACGCGGACGTGAACACCGCGGAGTCAATCGCTGCCCTGTCCGGTCCGAATGACCTGTCAACGCAAAATGCGGCGATTCAGCTCGGTACGGCTCGTCAAGTGCGGGACGCGACGAAGCGTCTGGCGAACCTTGAGGCAACGGATTTGTCGGATTCAGAGATCCTGCAGAGCGAGTTCAGTATTGATCCTGAGGCTCAGCGGAAGGTGAAGGGTCTGCAGTCGCGGGAGCGTGCCCGTTTCGGTGGCACGTCTGCTGCGGGCAGGGACACCCTGACGAGGACGGCAAGTATTTAACTGAATACGGGCGAGACAGGTTCAGTGGTCACGTAGGACGCGGTGTTGCTACCTGCGCAGTGACCTCACCCCAGTTCGATTCTGGGCTCGTCCACTCCCAGCCAGACCGACCGGCCCTGGCGGCGTGAAAGACCGGTAGTCACAGCCATTGCTACTTCCCCGAGTAGTGGTGCGGGTGGCGACATCACCTATCAACCAGTTGGGAGAAACACATGTCCGATTTCGACTTTGACGACGACGATTTTGGGGACGCTCAGGGTGACTCTGGCGCACTTCGGGATCTGCGGAAAGCCTACAAGGCGCTTCAGAAGCAGTTGAAGGAAGTGACTGCCGAGAAGGAGTTGCTCATGTCGTCGGTTCGTGAAAGGTCGGTCAAGGACGTTCTCGCATCAAAGGGACTTCCCGAGAAGATCGCGAAGTTCATTCCTGCTGATGCGACCTCTGCGGAGGAGGTTGAGGCTTGGGTTACGGAGAACGCCGACGTGTTCGGTGTGACCGCTGCCCCTGCCGAGACTGAGGGACAGCCGCAGCAGGTGGATCCGAATTTGGCTGCGTGGCAGCGCATTAGCGCGACGCAGTCTTCGGGTCAGCCGTTCACGAATGATCCTGATCAGCTTTCGTCCCTTATCCGGTCGGCCTCTAATCCTGAGGAGCTGAACAAGGTGCTGTTCGGGAACGTGTCTGGACCGCAGGCGGTCTAGTCCCTCGTTCTATCAATCCTGTTATCTCTCACCTGAAGGAGGTGAACACAGTTGGCTTACACTGATACCTCTGCGCTTGCTGGTCTTGTCAAGACCGCATACGACCGGTACGTCGAGTTCGCTCTTCGTTCCCAGCCGATGTTCCGCAATCTTGCGGACAAGCGCCCGGTTCAGCAGGCCATGCCGGGTTCCTCGGTTGTGTTCTCGCTTTACCAGGATCTCGCCGCTGCGACGAGTACCCTGACCGAGACCACCGATCCCGACGCGGTCGCAATCAGTGACGTGAATACCGTTTCCGTCACCCTCAACGAGTACGGCAACACCGTGCTCAACACCCGCAAGCTGGGTGAGTTCGCGTTTTCGGATGTTGATCCGGCTGTCGCGAACCTGGTCGCCTACAACCTCGCTGACTCGATTGACAAGGTTGTCGTCGGCGTCCTGCGTCAGGGCAGTAACGTCATCTACTCGGGGTCCGCTACCGCGACCTCGGGCGTGACCGCTGCGATGACGCTGGGCGGTGCCCAGATCCGCAAGGCTGTTGCCAAGCTCCGTGCTGGCAACGCTGTCCCGCGGGAGGGGATGCTGTACGCCGCGTACACGCACCCGGAGACCGCGCATGATCTCCGTTCGGAGACCGGCGCTCTCGCGTTTGAGGACATCCGCAAGTACACCGATCCGAACGTTGGGAACATCCTCAACGCCGTGACTGGTGTGCTCGGTGGCGCGTACATCGTGGAGACCCCGCGTGCGTACGTCGGCACCGATGGTGCCTCAAGCGCCAAGAACTACCGCACGATCATCGCCGGTCAGCAGGCTCTTGCCGAGGCTGTTGCCGTCGAGCCGGGCATCGTCATCGGCCCTGTCGTTGACAAGCTCATGCGCTTCCGCCCCGTGGGCTGGTACGCGCTCGCAGGGTGGGCTCGCTTCCGCGAGGCCGCGCTGTACCGGGTTGAGTCCGGTTCGTCCATCGCCTCCTAGTAGGCGCTGAACATCTGACGGTGGGGACCGTCACTCCATTACGGGGTGGCGGTCCCTGCTGTTGGGGGAGGAAAGAAACATTGGGGTACGTGTTCACGCCGCCCACGTACGAGCTGAAACCCGCTCGTGGCGGCCCGCTGCTGTCCCGATATCGCTGGACGTACGCGTACACGGTGATCAAGCGGGGTGCATCGTACGAGACGGTCGTCTCCCCCAATGTGGGTCTGTTCACGGACCCTGACGTTGACTTTATTTACCAGGGTGGGCACATCTACCCGATCAGCGACGAAGAAGCCGCGCTGTTGATTGCAGCCGGATACACACCCACTGAGGAGTAGCAAGTGGCTGACAATCTGCCAAACACGATTGAGAACCAGCTTCTCGATGCGCTGGTCGGGACTGCCGCGTACAGCGTCACGACCCCGATCAAGCTGGCGTTGATGACGGCAAACGGGTCTGACAGTGCCGCTGGCACTGAGGTGACCGGTGGCTCGTATGCCCGTCAGACGATTGCGTTCGGTTCCGCGTCCAGCGGCCAGATCGCGAACAGTGCGGAGATCAATTTCACGGGGATGCCGGTGGCGACCGTGGTCGGGATTGAGATCTACGATTCGGCGGGCACGCCGAAGCGCCTCGCGTATGGTGCTCTGACGGCGAATAAGACGACGGCGTCTGGGGACACCCTGCAGTTCGGTGCGAGCAGCATCACCCTGAGCCTGAGCTAGCCCATGCTGGGTATTACTGAGCGGGTAGTTGCCCTGCTCGGTATCCCGCAGCAGTTCTCTGGGGCTGCGGGTCTTACCGCAGACTCCTCCCTGTCCGCGTCCGCGACGGGCATCTACAAGGCGTCCGCTGCGTTAACGGCTGAGTCAAGCCTGACGGCTGTCGGCGGCATCGTCATTACCGCAAACACAGCACTGACGGCGGAGTCCGATCTTGCCGCGTCTGGAACGCGGGTGGTGGTCGGTGCGACAGCACTGACCGCTGAGTCGGATCTGACCGCCGCCGCAGTCCGAGTGGTTCCCGCCGCCAGTGCCCTTACGGGCGAGTCGGCCCTGTACGCGACCGGCATCTATGTCGGTGTCGCGGCGAGCACCCTGTCGGGCGAATCTGACCTGAGCAGTAACGCGCTGCGTTATGCCGTCGCTTATGCGACCCTTTCTGTCGAGTCCGATCTGCAGGCGACCGCGACCCGCGTGGAACTGGGTGCCTCGATCGTAATCGGGTCGTCTGACCTGGTTGCTGCGGGCACGATCGTGAAGGTCGCTGCGTCCGCGATGAGCGCGGAGTCAGACCTCACGGCACTCGGTGGGTTGATCATCAACGCGGGCACCGCGGACCTGAACGGGGACGCGGATCTAGCCGCGACCGGAACACGGGTTGTTACGAACAGTACGGCGTCGTTGAGCGCGGATGTGACCCTTGGTCCCCTCACGGCTCTGCCGATCTACCGGCTCGCGCAACCCACGTACGAGCAGGTGTACACGTCGGTCCTGCCGTTCTCTCGGTACGGGATCGATACGGCGCAGACGATCCTGATCAAGGACAACGTGGTCACGATCACGGACTACGTGTATCAGCAGGACTTGCAGGACGCGGATTACGCGTTCCTCGGTGGGCGGCATTACCAGTTGTCGGAGACCGAATACCAGGCGTTCGTGGCCGCTGGCCGCTCGGATCTTGTGGAGGTTGCGTGAGTAACTGTCGTAGTGGCTGCCGGACGAAGGACCACGACTCGTATGCGGAGTGCCTGCAGGCAGCGAACGTGACCGTGAACTCGGTCATCAACTCGCCATTGCAGGGCGTGTGGGAGAAAACTCGGGGTGATCTGGCGGCGTACCGGGTCGCTCGGGCGAACGGCATTCAGCCGGAGTCCACGACGGTCGCAAAGGTCCGTGAGGCCGAGGCCGCGACGAAGAAGCTGGGTCGCCCGTATGACGCCCAGAAGGATCCGCCCGCGCACATGATCGTGAACAAGAAGACGGCCAAGTTTGTGAATGCGAGTAATGGATGAGCACGTTCAGCGAACTGACCGACTCCACGCTGCTGTACCTGTATGGGTTCACGACCCTGCAGGATCAGGCCACGTACCTGACGGCGAACGCGTCCGCGTCGGCAACGACCCTGTCGCTGGCGGATGCGACCGCGATCTCCCGTGGCGTGCTGGAGATTGATGACGAGCTGATCTGGGCGGATACGATTGACACGACCGCGTTGACCGCGACGATCCCCCCGTATGGGCGTGGCTACCGCGGCACGACCGCTGCCTCCCACGCCTCGGGTACGCGCGTCGTGTCGTCTCCCCTGTTCCCCCGCAACTTGGTGAAGCGGGCCATCAACGAGGCGATCCGTGCGGTGTACCCCGACCTGTGGGGTGTCGGGGTGACGACGTTCACCCTGAATCCCGCGATCACGACGTACGCGCTGCCGGCGGCCACGACGAAGGTGCTGCAGGTGTCTTGGCAGACGATCGGCCCGAGCAAGGAGTGGATGCCGGTGCGTCGTTGGCGCATGGATCAGCACGCGAACACGGGTGTGTTTGCGACGGGTGCGACGGTGTCGGTGTATGACTCGATCGTTCCCGGTCGCACGGTGCAGGTGGTGTACGCGAAGCAGCCGACCGTGCTGGAGAACCCGTCCGATGATTTCGTCACGGTGACGGGCCTTCCGGCGTCAGCAGAGGACGTGATTCGTCTGGGTGCCGCCTACCGCATGGTGCCGTTCTTTGACTCCCCGCACCTGTCCGGCATGTCGGCGGAGGCGGACTTCGCCGCGAACCAGCGCCCCGTGGGTGCCGCCGCGCAGCTTGGTCGCTACATGCTGCAGCAGTACCAGGTGCGCCTGCAGGAGGAGACCCGGCGTCTTCAGGATCTGTTCCCCGCTCGTAGCCACTACAGCCGCTGAGAGGACTAAATGGCCCGTAGGTATTACTCCAGTACAGCGCAGCGTACGACGCTGTCGTCCAGCATCTCGGATGTTGCGACCTCGATGGTCGTGGGCGCGGTCACGGGCTTTCCTGCCTCGACTCCGTACACCCTGATCATTGACCAGGACACGGCCTCTGAGGAGGTGGTGACGGTCACGTCCCGTTCTGGGACGACACTGACGGTGACTCGTGCCGTTGATGGCACGACCGCGACAGCTCATTCCGCTGGCGCGACCGTCAACCACGGTGTTTCGGCCCAGGACTTTGATGAGCCGAATGCGTTCATCAACGGTACTGGCGTGGTGACGGCGACGCTGCTGGCGACTGGTGCGGTGACGAACACGAAGATCGGTTCGACTGCTGTCACGTACGACAAGGTTGGTTCTGGTGCGGCTACTGCTGGTCAGACGCTGGTGGCTGATGGTTCTGGCGGGGCATCGTGGGGTGCTGCTGCTTCTAGTGGTGGGGGCTACCCCGATATTTTCCTTCTGATGGGAGCTTGATTCATGGCCGCGACATATAAGCAGCTTGGTGCCGCTGCTGGCTCTGGCACCATCGGTACCGCCGCAAACCTCTACTCTGCAAGTGGCACCGCTGGTACAAGCACGATTATCTCCAGCATCGTCATTTGCAACGCATCATCCTCAAGCGCAACGTACACAGTTGCAATCAACACCGCATCAGCAACCTACGCTGCCGGTCGCTACATCGCATTTCAAGCAACTGTTGCGGCTAATGACACGGTAGTTCTCACCGCTGGAATCGTTCTTGATCCAACGAACCGCTACCTCAATGTGTCGTCATCTTCAACCAGCGTCAACTTTTCGGCATATGGAGTGGAGAACTCATAATGGCAATCTCAAGATTGAAGTACCCAACATTCTTCAATATGAGTGCGTCGTTAGGCGGCCGTGCATCTGGTGGGACGATCACTACTTCTGGTTCCTACACGATCCACACGTTTACCGCTACGGGCGCAGATTTCTTCGTTGTCAATGATTCGTCGCTTACCGTAGACATTCTTGTAGTTGGTGGCGGTGGCTGCGGCGGCGGAATCCCAAGCGTAAATGGCGCTGGCAGCGGCGGCGGTGGCGGCGGTGCTGGAGGGTACATCTCCGCAACAAATATTTCTCTTGTCGGTGGAAACAGTTACCGGGTCAATGTCGGTGCTGGTGGTACCGGGTCAACATTCAATATCGACGGTTTCACCTATAACTACTTTGGCGCTCAGGGCGGTGCGTCAATGTTTGACCGTTACGTTGCCCTCGGTGGCGGTGGCGGTGGTGGATACGGCAATGCCACCGTCAATGGCATCGCAACACTTGGAGTCCATGAACTGCTCTTTGGCGGCTCAGGTGGTGGTGCTGGAACGGGCGGCAACAGCCCATACTCAATGCAGGGCGGTTTTGCTCTCGGCACCTACCTTGGTATCGCTGGTACATCACAGGGGAACAAGGGCGGCAACGGTCTTTATCGGTACCAGAACTCAATCGCCAACTGGGCGTCCGGCGCTGGTGGTGGGGGTGCAAACGCGGCTGGTTCCGTTGCAACTGGCACTACTGGAGGAAACGGTGGTGGGGGTCTGTCAAACTCCATCAGCGGTAGCGCGACTAACTATGCTGGCGGTGGAGGTGGACAGGGTTATAACGGAGCCGGTGGAACTGGTGGCGCAGGAGGAGGCGGAGCAGGGGCCGCTAGTAGCGGAACCGTTGGCACACCCGGAACCGCGAACACCGGAGGTGGGGGCGGCGGTAACGCTAGCGCGGCAAATGGATCAGTTGTTCCTACTGGTGGTTCCGGTATTGTCATCGTCAGGTATCTGACGTAATGGCTCGTTTCAAGACCACCGTCAATATCTTTTCGGATGCAGGCGAATACTTTGATCCGAACATGATGGACGCGCCGCATCTTGCGTTTCCACCGCTCATTCCGTGGACAGAGAACCGTCCTATGCGAATTGAAGATGTTGACCTATGGGAAGTCATCATTGAAAACGGTGGGCCGTTTGGCGTCTATGCCGCTTTCATGCCGCACGGTGAGTTGTACATCGTTGTTGAACGGGGTCATCTCATTCAAGAGTACGAAGGACCAATGGCGAATAGCCGTTTAGAGTCGTATTTACGCGAGTTGAAAGTTCCATATCCATACGAGCCTGCTAAATCCGCATAGGAGTTACGATGCCAAACTCATGCTTTGCTCAGATTGAGAACATGGTTGTCACTCAAATGATTACCACGACGTTTGATACGACTGATAACGCTGAAACCAACTACAACGATGATCTGCCGAATGCCATTGGTGTGCTTGGTGAGTGGCGTCAGTTCAGCCCTACAGGCGCATATCGGGGTAAGACCCCGGTGGTTGGTGACTCGTGGGACGGGGTGGAGTTCAAGTCCCCGGTCGCGGAGGCTGCACCGGCTGCCTGACCGGCAGCGAATAACTCGGCAAGTCCCCCACCTGTACCTGGTCAGACCGACCCCGCGAGCTTCGCGGGGTTTTCCTTTTGGAGCATGAGTGCCGTATTACGACATTACTGAGGAGACGCTGTCCGAGCTGGGCTTGACCCTGACCGGCTCCAGCGGTGCGCTCGTGCCCACCTCGATCAGGTGGGACGTGGAGATCGGTGGCCTGCCGTTCCTGCTCGCCATCTCCGACGCCTCCCCGATGCGTCGGGAAACCTCAGAGTTCCGTCGCCAGCGCATTGACAATGAGCGCAATCCCGGTGAGCAGTCACTGGATTCGGGGTACTGGATCCGGTCGCAGTCCACGTGGCATTACGGCAGTGGGCTGAGCACTGCCGAGCCGCTGGAGATCAACGACCAGGAGGCACGGTTCCGCTACACCACCAGTGGTGGCATCAACGTGTGGAATCCCAGTGAGCTGTCGCTGCTGAACTCCACCGCGTCCGCCCTGTCGGCGTCCGCCACGACCCAGCATCTGCTGGGCGTGAACACCGGGGTGCTGCACGCCGCGAACGCGACGCTCACGTACGTGCCGTCGTCGGGGTCCGCGTCGGCGGTGTCGTGGGGTGGCACGGGCACGATCACGTCGATCACGACCGATGGCGCGAACTACTACGTCGCGGACTCCACCGGCATCTACAAGGGCTCCCTGCCCACGGGTGCTGGGAGCAAGATCTGGAATACCGGGGACACGACGCTGATCCGGTGGGTGAAGTCCCGCCTCATGGCGACGGTCGGCAAGGCCGTGTACGAGCTGACGGGCACGGGTCCGTCCCTGCCGACGGCTCTGGATTCTGGCACGGCTCGCCCGACGGGCTGGACGTGGACGGACATTTCTGAGGGACCGTCCGCGATATATCTGTCCGGTTATGTCGGGGACACGTCCACGATTGAGCGGGTCACGATCGCGACGACCACGACGACGGTGACGTTGGATGTGCCGACGATCGTGGCGGACATGCCCCGTACCGAACTGGTGTACTCCCTGTACTCGTACATCGGTTCGTATCTGATCGTGGGTACGAGCAAGGGTGTGCGGGTCGCGTCGATCGAATCCAATGGGTCGCTGACGCTGGGTCCGCTGCTGGTGGAGACCAGTGACGGGGTCCGCGACTCGGTCGCGGTGGACTCCTACGTGTACTGCACGGTGGGCACGAAGGGCGAGGTCGGTGACCGGGTGCAGCGTGCCGGCCTGTACCGGATTGATCTGGGTCGCACGATCAACAACGCGGTCCTGCAGTTCGCCACTGCCCCTGACCTGGTGGCCCCGTCTGGGGTGACGGGTGCCGCGTCGCAGGTGACGATCGCTGGAGGGAAGCTGTGGATGGCGGTCAGCGGGAATGGCGTCTACAAGCAGACCGACAATTTCGTGGCCGAGGGATGGCTTGAGACGGGCCGTATCCGACTGGGCACGATCGAGCCGAAGTCGTGGGTGGATGTCCGCCTGATCGGATCGACCTTGATGTCTGGGGATGCGACGATGTTCGCGTCCACGACAGACTCCGGCTCCCCTTCCTCGTGGGCTCCGACTGCTCTGGTCACGTCCAGTATCCCTGACGCGGTGTCAACGCTGGGTGCGGTGGCGGCAACGCCGCAGCCGGACATTTACTTGGCGGTCCGCCTGCGTCCGAATGACGCGAAGACCGCCACGTCGCTGATCAAGGGCTATCAGGTGCGGGCGATCCCGTCGCCGTCTCGCACGGAACTGATCTCCGTCCCAGTGATGTGTTTTGACTTTGAGGTGGACCGGCAGGGCGTGCGGTATGGCACGAAGAACGGTGCCTATGCCCGGTACAAACTTTTGAAAGCCCTGGAGCAGGCGTCTGCGTTGATCCAGTTCCGTGACTTCACGACCGGTGAACTGGTGTCCGCCTACGTGGAGCGGGTGTCGTACTCCCGCACGAACCCGCCGACACGTCAAGTGTCCGGCAATGGTGGTGTGATCACGATCCTGCTGAGGCTCGTGTGATGACACCGGAGGCGATCGTTGGTCTGGTCCTTGGTGTCCTGACGATCATCGGCATCCTGCTTGGTGCCCTTGGGTGGTTCATCAAGCAGAAGATCCGCGAGTTCACGTATCAGATCCAGCCCACCGCGAACGGTGGCAAGTCGCTGAATGACCTGCACAAGAAGGTCGATGCGCTGACGGATGACGTGTCCATGTTGAAGAAGGCGGTGCTCCAGTTGGAGTCCGATGTTGAGGAGTTGATGTAATGCCCGTGATCCCCGCGAAGTGGCGCAAGTACCTGTACTCGGTTGGCATGGCGGTGGTGCCGTTGACGCAGGCGTTCGGGTGGATTGACGACAACAAGGCAATTGCGATTGCCGGCGTCATCTACGCCGTGTTCATGGGCGGGTTGGCTGCCGCGAACGTCCCGAAGGGCAGCGATGCCTGACAAGACGATTCATGGGTGGCCGATCATCGCTGACGGCTCGAGCACGAAGCTGAAGTCGTTCACCATTCCTGGCACGAACCGCAAGATCAAGCTGCACAAGCAGCTCGGTCCGTACCTTGTCGCGTTCGCGTCGGAGTACCACGAGCAGATCGCCCCGATTGATACGGGCACGTTTGATGACTGGGGGTGGTCCCCGGTCCGGTCGGGTCGCGCGACGGACAAGATCTCCGATCATTGTGCGGGGGTGGCGATGGACCTGAATGCCACCGGGCCTGATGGCCGGCAGGGGCATGGGCTGACTTGGTGGCTGAAGAACCCGGTGAAGTACGCCCGCCTGAAGCGCCTGCTGAAGAAGTACCGGCTGCTTGAGGCCGGCATCACGTACACGCGGTTTCTTGACCCGATGCACTACACGTTCAAGCACGGGGTGGGCACGGCTGCGGTCCTAGCGGAGATCAAGCGACTGGGCATTAAGTCGGACGGCACTTCCGCCCCGTCCTAGCCGATACTCACACTACGCCGTAGAAGGCCCCATAGGGGCGATTCCAGCCATTCTGAGACACGAAACCCCCCTGCCTAGAGTCAACGGGCAGGGGGGTTTTTCTCGTGCCTTAAAACGGCTCTGAGGGCTTTCAGTCCCCGAGCTGCTCTGGGGTCAGGATCGTCTCCGTCATCCGGTACTGGGGCTTCACGTTCGCCCGCTTCGCCGGACGGGACACCTTGCGCAGGGATCCGAGAAGATCCTCATAGCAGTCAGCGCACAAGTCCACCTCCCACGGGGAGGAGTCCTGGTACTTGTAGACGACCATCATCACGTCCACGCTGCTGGCGTTGCGACAGCGGTCGCAGACCTTCCTAGCCACGGTTGCCACTCTTTACCTCCTTGAGGGCCACCACTTTAGCGGTGCGTCGCTGGGCGGGGAACATCACTTGACCGGCGAGCAGCTCGTTACGCTGCTGCCGTTCCAGCGACAGGCCGAGGTAGATCTCAGTCGTCTTGGTGTCCTTGTGTCCGAGCATGGCTGACACGCGACGCAGGGCACCGTCGTAGCCCTCCGACCGGAGCCGGTCAAAAAGCGCCCTCGCGCCTGCCCTGCGAAGGGAGTGCGCACCGGTCCCCTTCGGGTCGTAGCCCAGTGCCTCAAGGGCACGTTTCACGCACTCGTACGGCTTGAACAATTTCGTCGTGGGCAGCAGTTCGGCCTCGATGGTGCGGGTGTACTTCGCGGTGTGCGGGTCGGTGACCGGCTTGCGGGTGGGAACCAGATACCACTCGGGGACCAGGTTGAACACCATGAGCCGCTTGTACTCCTTGATCCACCGCTCCAGTTCCTCCCGAAGCTCCACGCACATCGGCATCACGTCGGCTTCCTTGGTTTTCCACCGGTACACGCTGATCGTGTTGCGGTCAAAGTCCACGTCCTGCAGTCGCAGGGACGCGACCTCGCTGCCGCGCAGGAACGTGTACAGGCCGATCGCGATGACGGCCCGGTCGCGGGGGTTGTCGGCGGCGTCCAGCAGGGCGCTGAACTCGTCCACGGGCAGCCAGAACTGCTCCTTGGTTTCGGTGCGGACGTTGCGCCACCCTTCGGTGGGATCCATGTGGCGGGGCAGGTGACCGTGGCGGTGCAGCCACGCGATCCAGCCACGCAGGACGGACAGGTACAAGTTCTGGGTGGTGCCAGACCACCCTCCCCCGGCGAAGAACGTCTCGACGTGGTGCGGCTTAATGAGGTCCACTCGGGTGTCCCCCACGATGGCGACCCACCGGTTGAGGAACACGCGGTGCATTTTGACGGTGCCGGCGGTCAGTCCCCGAGCCTTGAGGTGGGCCAGGTACGGGTCTCGGATGTCGCTGACGATGAGCTTTCTCATTGTGACTCCTACGGTACGGGATGTGAATATCACGATTGTGACAGTCAATATTGACCGATGTCAACAGAACCACACCGTTGTGTTAGCAAGAGGGTTCGATTCCCCCCTCGGACACAAAAGTGTGTTTCTAAGTCCCATGTTGGGGCTTTTTGTGAGGGAAATGCGGTAGTTGAACATTGAAATATGTTCGGACATATCGGGCGGATTTTGCGTTTTTTGATGTGGACAATGTCCGGTCATCAATGTGGACAGTGCTGCATGGACGTGCTGTAACCTAGTTATCCACAAGGCAGTACACACAAGACAAAGGATACGCGGACATGGCACCACCTACACGGACACCCAGCAAGGACGTGCTGCGGCGGTGGCGGGACGCGGGGTACACGCAGGCTGAGATGGTTGAGCTGACCGAGAAGGAGTTTGGGCAGCGGGTGACTCGGTCAGCGATCGCCAACGCAATGGTCCGCTACGGCCTCTCGGAGGATGCTCCGCGGTATCAGGACGAGATCCCGTGGCGGATCAACCCTCGGCACGTGACGGCCCAGCCGGTGCGGATGCTGCGGCTTCTGGGGAAGCGGAACCAGGGCAGGGATCTGACGGCTCGGGAGACCGAGGAATTGACCTCGTGGCTTCGGCAGTTGGATGAGAAGAAGCTGATCGTCGGGTACGACTACGACGACAATCGAGGGTTTCACTACATCTCAAAACGGTATAAGGATCACCGGGGCAAGATCCCGATTCGGAAAAAGTCGTTGCGTATGGCCGCGGGTAAAGCCCGCGGCAACCGTCAGAGCTAGTACGTATCGTTAACGGTAGTAGTAGAGCCGGGGCTCTTAAAAGCCCCGGCTCTTATTACGTTACGTACTAAACACATACTACGTGTACTACGTATTTTCCAGTGTAGTTATTACAACGTTACGTAGGTTGTAGCCCACGATCGTCGCCAATGCAAGAGACTCCCTCAAAACCCAGACACGGCGTGTCGCCGTCCAGCAGACTTCGCGACACGCCGCAGGGCGGTCCTTGCAAACACCCTCGGTGGACTGTCACAATACTGGGCACCTGAGGGGGAACCCATGATCAACATCACCATCACTGACCGGACATTGACCGTGATCAGCCACGGCGAACCGGACCTTGACGAGTGGCTCCAGCTCGTCTCGGACTACCAGATTGAGGGGCCGTTGGAAATCCTTGATTACACGCTGGAGGACGACGACACGCACACTTGGCGTTTTGCGTTCGCCGATGTGGACCTTACGGTAGGGGACTCACAATGAGTCATTTGTCCTACTCGCAGGTGGAGACCCTGCTCACGTGCGGTGAGAAGTACCGCCTGACCCGCATCGAGGGGATCCCTGAGGATCCCGCGTGGTGGCTCATCGGTGGCACCGCTGTCCACTCTGCCACGGAGGCGTGGGACAAGGGAGCGATTGACGCAACTGCAGCCGACTTGTTCACTGAGTCGTTTGACTACGGTCTGAGCCAAAGTTCAGTTGAGGATCTGTCCCTCCTCCGCACATCGGGTCGTGCCACGAAGGACTACCCGAATGGGGAGGACGAGACGTGGTGGCGGGACAACGGACCGAAGTTCGTACAGGCATGGATTGACTGGCGGCTGACGAACCTCAACCTGCAGATCCTTGACCTGAACGGAAGACCCGCGATCGAGGTGTCCGTGGGGGCGTTGACCGCGGACCAGGTGGAACTCAAAGGGTTCATTGACCGAGTGTTCGTGGACGCCACGACCGGTGACCTGTTGATCGTGGACTTGAAGACTGGGCGGAACACTCCCCCGTCCAGCCTGCAGATGGACTACTACCGGTACGCCCTGCAGTCCACGCTGGGCCTGCAGGCCCACTACGGGGCGTACTGGATGGCCCGACAGGGCACCTTGTCCACGATCCACCACCTGTGGCGCAGCGACGAGCAGATTGAGGACATGCTGCGCAAGGCACGGATCCTGATTGACAACGAGCTGTACATCCCGCACCTGTCGATCCTGTGCGGATCGTGCGGGGTGAAGCAGCACTGCCACGCTTACACACACCAGCACACTAATTCCGGTATTCAAGAGGAGATGATCGCATGAGCGCACCCGACAACGTGCTTGTTCAGTCCAACTTCAAGTCACCGCTTGGTGCCCTGCACAACGCGTATGGGCACGACGAGCAGTCCTACGATCTCGCGCTGGCGATCCTTGAGGATCGCGTGGCGCGTCTAGCCGCGCTGGAGCAGCAGATCCAGGCAACCGCGAACGTCGCGAAGGCGATGCCGGTTGCGCCGCCCGCACAGCAGCCCCCGTCTGTGCCGGCACCTGCTGCTCCAGCAGCGGCATCCACTGGATGGGACGTGCCCGCCCCCGCACCGTCCTTCCAGCAGGCCGCTACCCCTTCGTGCCAGCACGGGTCACGTACGGCCCGCTCCGGTGTTGGCGCGAAGGGGCCGTGGCGGGCCTGGTTCTGCCCGCAGCCGAAGGGTGCCCCGCAGTGCGAGGCGATCTGGGTGCGTCGCGGTTCGCCCGAGTGGGACGTGTTCCCCGCATAACCGATGAGGACATTACACCGTGCTGTCCGCTCCATTGACCGGGGCGGCACCGTTATCCCGGTGCCGTTCCAGTCATGGACGGACGCTGGCATCAGCATCCGCCGAGGCGAAGTCTCAATGATTGCCGGACCGCCTGGTGCCGGCAAGTCATCGCTCGCTCTCGCGATCGCTGTCGCATCCAAAGTGCCGACGCTGTACGTGTCGTGCGATTCGCACGAGTCCACGATGGCGCTTCGCACCATCTCAATGGTGACGCGAATGCCGCAGCTTGATGTGGAAGCAGCAATGCTGACGGATCCTGAGTGGGCGTCACGGGTAATCAGTGAGCATGCCGGACACATCAAGTGGATGTTTGACGCCTCCCCCACTCTCGGTGACCTTGAAGACGAGGTCAACACGTACCGCATGATCATGGGCGAGGATCCCGAACTCGTCATTGTTGATAACGCCGTTGATATCACGCACGAGCAGGGTGACGAGTTCTCGTCACTGCGGTCCCTCATGCGTGAGGTGAAGTGGTGGAGTCGGGACACGGGTTCGGCGTGGGCGATCCTGCATCACACGTCCGAGTCATATCACGGCCAGCCGTGCCCGCCACGGTCGGCGCTGCACGGCAAGATCGCCCAGATCCCCAGCCTCGTGCTCACACTCTCGTCAGATGAGCCGGGGTTGATGGCGGTTGCTGCCGTCAAGAACCGGTACGGCCCCGCGGACGCGACGGGGAAGACGGCGGTGTGGATGGACTACCACCCGTCCACAATGCAGATAAGGGACTTTGACTCGTGAGGTTCGTGTCCCTGTTCGCGGGTGTCGGTGGCTTTGACCTCGGGTTTGAGCTGGCCGGGTGGACATGCGTCGGCCAGGTGGAGATTGACAAGCACTGCCAGACGATCCTCAAGCGGCATTGGCCGGATGTGCCGCTGCATGACGACGTGACGACAGCGAAAGAGTGGGCTGATGAGCATGGACTCGTGGGAAACGTTGACGTTGTTTGCGGAGGATTCCCCTGCCAGCCGTTCAGCGTCGCAGGCAAGCGCCTCGGACGGGACGACATCCGAGGGAACCTTTTCTGGAACGCGCTCGACTTCACGACGCACATCGGGGCAGAGACGATCATCCTTGAGAACGTGCCCGGTCTCCTTACCGCAGATGAGGGACGGACTTTCGGAGAGATCCTCGTTTCGCTGGCCGATGCAGGGTTTCATCACATTGAGTGGCGAGTTGTTGACTCCCAAGCATTCGGTGTCCCCCAGCGTCGTAAGCGAGTGTTCATTGTCGGAAGTGCTCGAGACTTCGGTGGACGAGCGGTACTTCTTGAGCCCGAAGGCTTGCGCTGGCATCCTCCGCAGGGCGTCGCGTCGCGGCAAGCAGTTGCCGCCAGCGTTGCAGGAGGCACTGATGGCGGTAGCGGGTTAGCAGAGAGAGAGAGAGAGAGAGAGATCTTTCGGATCCTGCGAACGGACCGGTACATGAAGGACACGATCAGCTCAACGATCGCGGCACGGGACTACAAGTCCGCCACCGATCTGGTGGTGGATCGGTGACGGGCACGCTGTCACCGGGTGCTCATCCTGGTGGCTTCAACGGGCAGGACGCGTACAACAACATGCTGGTGGTGGTCAGTGAATGATGTGTACGTCAAGTCCCGCCGCGCCATGTCGGACGAGGACTACGAGACGTGGGTTCGGGGGGGGGTGAGCCCGACATTGAACGCGTTCGATAACGCAACCGAGACACGGGCCACGGTACTTGTCTCGTTTGACACGCAGTTCGGTTCCAATGCCAACGTCTTTGAGGATGTGAGCCCAACGTTGAAGGCGACACAGGCACCGCCGAGCATTTGCCCCACCCCCGTCTATTCGTTCAAGCCGGGTCAGTCTGAGGCTGCTGGCGGACCGTTCATAACGGAAGGAGTCGTGCCCACGTTGCAGGCTCAGAACAACGGCAGCACCGCAGTCCCAGCGGTTGGCTTTTACCCAACGGGCGGAACACATGGAGTTTCCGCAATGAATGACGTATCACCAGCGGTAAAGGTTGGTAGCGGCGTCGGTATACCTAGTGCCCCTGCGGTGCTATCACATATGCAAGTGCGCCGCCTTACACCTGTCGAGGTCTGCCGACTTCAAGGATTCCCCGACGACTGGAACACCGGCTTACCCGACTCCGCACGGTACAAGCAGATGGGTAACGCGGTCACCGTCAACGTCGCCAACTACATTGCCTGTCTAATCAACACTGCGGTAAGGGCGTCCGCATGAACGGTGACCCGACGTTTGAGTCACGCCTGTGGGTGCTGTCGTCACGCATCTGGATCGCGGTCGCGATCGCAGCGTTCGCACTTGCGGTCAAGTCGGTGGTGCGGCGATGAGCGCAGCGAACAAGGCCCGTGGATCCCGCTGGGAAGCGCAGATCGAGGAGCACCTGAACACGTGCGGGGTGAAAGCCCGACGCCTACCCCGTTCCGGCAGCAAAGACATTGGGGACGTGGCGATTGAGCTGGCGAACAGCGTCATCGTGATTGAGGCGAAGAACGTGAAGGCCGCGGACATGGCGCAGTTCCTGCGGGAGGCCGACGTTGAGGCCGACAACTACGAGGACAAGTACAAGGTGCCGACGCTCGGTGTCGTGGTCACGAAGACCAGGCAGAAAGGTGCCGGTGAGGGACGTGTGGTGATGACGCTGGACACGTTCGTGGAACTGCTCCGCTGGAACGGAGTCGCATGAGCAAGCAGCGCGACGACCTGAGAACCCTTCTTGGACAGTACTGGCGTCAGCCACACGTTGAGAAATCAACTGCCGCCTTTGCGGCACGCCGACAGGGGCTTGACGACGCAACGATCGGTGCCGATGAGCGTCTTGCACGAGGCATTTCCTTGATCATGGAGCAGTACGCCGTCGAGCTAGCTGGGTCGCGAGAGTACATCCGCGAGCATGGGGGCGAGGAGATGCTGGCCCTGTACGAAGAGGGCAACAGCAAGTCGTGGATGCACGCATGAGTGACGCACGCTTTGACATCTGGCCCGTACTAGAGCACTACGGGTGGCAGCTCCCCGCACCGCGAGGCGTGTGGCAGACCGTGAAATGCGGCGCCCACGACGACTCACACATGTCCTGCCGAATCTCATCCGATACCGGCCACGTGAAATGCCTCGCCTGCGGATTCGCCGGAGACGCAATCGCTGTCGTCCAACACTACGAAGGGGTCAACTACCGTGACGCTGTCCGTCGATGTGAAGAACTCACTGGAAGAAGCGACACGGACGTATCAGCTTCAGGTCGACGCAGCCGCACCGTACCTAGCGGGTCGCGGTATCGGACGACAAGCCGCACATATGTTCCGCCTCGGCTACGTACAAGAGCCGATGATCGGGCATGAACAGTACACCGGTCGCCTCGCCATCCCCTACCTCACACCGTCCGGTGTCGTGGATATCCGGTTCCGTGCCATGCACGACGACGGGTCACCGAAGTACCTGTCGCGTGCCGGTGCCGACTCGACCCTGTTCAACGTGCTCGCATTCCAGCAGGACACCGACGTGATCGGGATCTGTGAAGGCGAGATGGACACGATCATCGCGAACGCTGAGTGCGGGATCCCCGCTGTCGGTGTGCCGGGAGCGAACGGGTGGAAGACCTGGTACGCGCGAGCGTTCGCTGACTACCGGCGGGTGATTGTCCTGTGTGACGGGGATCAGCCCGGTCGGGATCTGGGTAAGAAGATCGCGCAGCAGATTGATGTCGCAACCGTGGTGTCCATGCCCGATGGCATGGACGTGAACGAAGTCTTCATGTCGGAAGGCATGGAGGGAATCAGGAAGAGGGTCGGGCTATGAACTGGGAAGTGGTGCTGTATTTCGTCACGACCGTCCTCGCCGTCATCATCGGCACGGCCCTGTACGAGTGGGTTCGTGCGGAGCGGGACGAGCGTGAGTGGCGGAAGATCATCAAGGAGGAAATGAAACACGGGGCGGACACGCCCTTGTACCGCCTCGTGCGTGATGAGAAGAGTGATCGTGAGTGACGGCGCAGGAGTGGGCCCAACTATTGGATATCTTGAGGAATATTGGGCTGCGCATCGAGGCGCAGGATCGCAAGACGGGTCGGATAACGTTGTGCGTCCCCCCCTTGCCCAAGCAAAACACCCGTCGTACGGGGTGACGACCGAGGAACTAGCGGAGGCGCAGCGCAGGTTCTGCAACTACGCTAGGTTCCGCATCTCGGACACGGGTGCCCGTCAATATTCGGGGTCGCAGTCGCAGGCGTTTGAATCAATGGCTCCGCAGCGGATCATCCTAGAGCTGCGGGATGAACTTGCTGACGCGGTGAACTACCTGACGTTCCTTGACATCCAGTTGTCAAGGTGGCAGCGCCGGTTGGAGGGCATTGCATGAAACGCATCTGGCTTGTGTCCGATCTTCAGGTTCCTTTCCACGATGCTCGTGCCGTGGATGCGGTCGCCCAATGCATCGCTGACCTGAAGCAACCGAACGACATCGTGGTCACGGTCGGTGACGAGATGGACTTCCAGACGATCGGACGCTGGTCGCAGGGCACCCCGCTGGAGTACGAGCGCAGCATGGGCCGTGATCGTGACACGACGGTTCAGGTGTTGCGTGATCTGCAGGTACAGCACGTGGTCCGTAGCAATCACACGGACCGGTTGTTTGCCTCGATCATGCGTCGCCTGCCAGGACTGATGGGCGTTCCCGAACTGGAATTGAAGAACTTCCTGCGTCTGCCTGAAATGGGCATCACGTTCCATGAGCAGGCGTTTCGTGTCGCACCGGGATGGTGCGTGCTGCATGGTGACGAGGCGGGACTGTCGCAGGAGGCGGGCAAAACGGCCCTTAACCTGGCTAAAAAAGTGGGGTTGAGCTGCGCCATAGGCCACACGCACCGTCTCGGGGTGAAGCCCGAGACGCAAGGCGTCAACGGCAACATCACCCGCACCCTGTTCGGGTTTGAGGTCGGCAACCTTATGGACATGAAGAAAGCACGGTACGCAAAGACCCACAACTGGCAGCAGGGCTTCGGTGTGCTGTACGTGGACGGCAACCGTGTCACCCCATACCCCGTGTTCATCCAAAACCGTTCATTCGTCATCGAGGGAGAGCAGTACACGTGGTAGAGGACTGGATCGGGGAGACCGAGGTCCGGCTCGCGAAGCAGGGTGCAATGAGTGCGGCACGGTCCGCCCGTGGACTCGTGTCCACGGACGAACTGGTCGCTGAAGCGAACCTGTGGATGGTTAGTCACATTGAGAAGGTCGTGTTGTGGAAGGAGCAGGGCACGCATGGGAAGAACAAACTGCGGAACGCGTGCCGTCAGTACTGTCTGAATATCGTGGCGAAGGAGCGTCGCCGCCGCTCCCACCTGCAGCCAGGTGACTTGCACTATTACACGCCCGCGATGGTTCGGGAGATCCTGCCGGTGATCTGGAATCAGGACGACTGGGTGTCCGGTCAGCACACGGAGTCGCATGAGGCGAGGACACCGGCCCGTCCAAGCGAAGGCAACAATCGTCTGGCGATGATCATCGATGTTCGGGCAGCGTTCTTTGACTTGAAGATCGAGGATCAGTACCTGCTGGCCTGCATCTACCGTGACAACCGGACGTGGGAGTCGCTGGCGGAGCAGTTTGAGGTGCATGAGCGGACGGTGCGTCGCCGTGAAGAGCGTGCCGTGGACCGAATGGTGGAGTTTCTTGGTGGTGAACCACCGTGGAAGCGGTAAGATGATCATGGTTGTGCGAAGCGGTATCGGCGGGACCGACACTGCTAGCGAGAAGCCGCAGGGAACTCCGTGGAGTACATGCCTAGCCGGATCGGCCGTCACCGCACGGACTGAACATCCGTGAACGCTGGCCTGGGAACACGGGTACAGGAATCTGCATTCCAGCGCAGCAAGTCCGAAAGGCGTGGGTTTGACTCCCACACACAACCACCTACCGCAGTGGGTTCGTCCATTCGTGGCCTTCAAGGTTGAGGTTGATGAACGGGTTCAGGCTGTGGAAGTCCACCTGGTATATCGCTCTCAAGCGGTCCTTCACCTCTCGTAGGTGCAGCTCCCAACGGGCAAGCCACCCGATCGTGTCACTCGTGACGAGGTTCCCTGAGTCGTAGCCTTCCTGATTCGCTCGCCCATCCAGTAGCCCGCAGTCCACGCCGACGAGGATCACGGTGCCGGCACCCAGCTTGCATGCCAGGTGCATGCTGCCGTGGACACTAGTCGATCCCACAATCAATCCACTGTCGTGCCTGGGCCACGCGTCATCCACGTTGAAGTCATACTTCGTGGGCTCGTGCGGGTAAAACACGACGTTCGGCAGATCGTCCCGTTTCGGTTCCGCAGAATGTCCTTGATCCCCGAGCGGTGTCCAAAAGAAATGATGCGGATACTTCTCCGCCAGCATGAACGTGTCCTCGTGATAGTGACTGTGCGTGAACAGGCGCCTGCACCCAACGTCGTACAAGCCGAGGCGCTCCCCCACAAGGTTCGTGGCGATCACGTGCTTGTTCTCAAAGAACCGGGGCTTAATGTGGTCAAGGGTTGCACCGGACCCGAGCACATAGATGTCCATCAGATTGAGTCCCTGTAGGCGATGGTCGAGGTGCGGATCGGCAGGGTCATATCCCAATCCTCAAACACTGCAACCCAGTCGTGGGCCGTGTTGCGGATCGTGTGATCCTGCATGACCAGCTCGTGATTCCACCTCGCCTCACGCTTACGGGTCTTGAAATCCAGCAAGGCCGTGAGTTCCCGCACCCAATCGTCTGGTGTCGTGGCGACACGCCCCACGCCCATATCGTGGATCCGTTGATACTCCGGTAGGGCTTGTGCCACGAACGGGATGCCGGCAGCGGCATACTCCAAGCCTTTGATCGCGCTCTTCGCATGATTGAACGGGATGTCGTTCAACGGCACGATCCCGATATCAAACTGCAGCATCTCGTGATACTTCGGCAACGGGCGCATGCTAGACAGGAGCATCCGTTCCGCTGGCACGCCGGCACGGTCCGCAAACCGAGGCTGCTCAGGGTCATCCCCCGCATGCAAGAACAAAAAATCATGCTCCTCAAGAAACGCTGGCAGCCAGGAGCGCAGCGTGTCAATGTCGCTGGACCGCCAGCCCATCGCACCCGCCCACCCAATCACCGGCTTCTCGTTGCGTACCGGACGGACCGTGAACTGATTCGGGTTAATACCGTTCCGCACGAGCCTCACGTCACGGGCCTTATCGGCGTAATAGTCGGCAAGGAATGGCGTCGATACGGTGACCGTGTCCGCCAGTTCCACGATACGGCGCAGATGCTCCCGGTTCGTGGCACGGTTCCGTTCTGGATCCGTGATTGCTTTCGCCCTGTTGTCGTCATGCAACCCATCAAAATGGTCATCGATGTCCACGATGATGCGCTGACCCAAAGCCTGTGCGATCTCCATCTGCTTCGGAATCCACTTGTGCATGACCATCTTGAACACGATTTGGTCAAACCCAAACACGGCCTCGTCACCGTTGACACGTACCCCGAAACCACCGGCAGCGGTGAATGCGAGCTTGCCGACTTGGGCGTACGGTCCGGCAGCGTTCATTGGCAGCATGCACCGGTAGTAGGTGCATCCGCCCGGTATCAGTCGAGGTCCGGCACTGACCCAGTCCTCAGACACGAAACCGATCCTCAATGGATCATCTCCCCCATCTGCGGGTCACTGAGATCAGATGGGCGATCCCATCGTGGGCGCGTGCGTCGCTCTTGTTCACGGACCCGAGCGATCAGGTCGCAGTCACTGCAATACCTCACCGGCAGGCTGCGCCGGTAGTGAGTACGGCACAACGGGTCGTGATCAAACTCGGACACGGTCCTTCTCGCACACGTGGCGCAGCACCTTACTCATCACCGTTTGGATCGCCTCAAGCTGAGCCTCAAGATCCTCTGGGTGCCAGCGCTGCTCGGGTTGATCCCCGTAATACTCAAGGCATTCCTTCACGAGAGCGAAATACTCATCGCTTGTCATGTACCACGCAGGATTCTTCACGACTTCCCCTTCTTTACGCCCTTCACCTTGCGCTTCTTCCACTTCCACACCAGCTCACCGGTTCGCTTGTCCCGCTTCCACTTACCGAAGAACTGTTTCACCTTCGTTCCTCTCGCAGGGCGTCAATAGCGGCAAGGGCGTGACCCATCCACCAGAACGAGCAGTTACAGGACAGATCGCAAGGCTCTGGCTTTTCCCGCGTCTGGCACGCGCAGCCCTTGGAGCAGCAACCATCTTCGTGCGGCAGCGCAGCCACCGCGTCACGGGCAGCGTCCAGAGCGGCGGCGTAGCCCTGCTGGTATCGGTCCTCCGCGTAGAGCGACGGGGCAACTGCGTCAGCAACGGCAGACGCGATGAGGTCGTAAACTTCCTGCTGTGTCGGCCTGCACTCCAGTTGCGTTTCCATTCGCACCTTGGCGGCGTAAGCACGCAACCTCTCGCACTTGCAACTGGTTGTGTACCCGTACTGGTTGTCGAATGCGTTCAACTCCACGCACATCGGGTCGTGGATCATGGCTTCTCCTTCAGCGCGTCGATAGCGGCGAGGGCTGATTTCCTGAAGTCCCACCAACCAAGTTCGGACCATACTTGTCTCTGATCCCATAATTTGCTGTTGCGTGTGATGATGAACCGTCCCTGCTTTGCTAGGGGAACAAGTTTCTGTTCCGCTACTGCTGCTTCTGCCGCGTCCAAAGCCTCATTCCAGCCACGCCTACGGCCATCAGCCTCAGCCTGAGCCGCTACATATGCGTAGTCGTCGTCGTCCTCCATGCGCACCCGCTGCTCGCAGGCCCGAAGCATTTTGCACATACATTGACAGTTGCAGCGTGGATCGTGAGGACAGACCGCTCCGTTTATGACTGGGCACTCGGGCAGGTGACCGGTCATCCCGGCCTCCCATCAACATCCCGCTCATACCCGAGCCATTCACGCTGCGACATCACACCGCTCGCGTGATCGCACTCACACACCCAACGATTGCCCTCAAACTCCACAACAGGACGACACCTGTCGCAGTCCTTCGTCAAACACCAGCCACACTTAGACGGATTCGTATTGCGCATCCAACTCACCACTCCCCCCACATATCCCGCAGTCACGCCAACCCGTCAACGCCATTGACCACACCAGGCCAGATCCCTCGCACTTCCAGCACTCAGACATCAGGCGACTCATCGACTGGTGTCGGGGCCGTGATCCACGACCCGCATGCGGCACACCGTGCATCCAGCAGGTAGAACCCCGGCAGCCTGGTCTCAGGATCAAAGCGGGTGCAGATGATGAGGAAGTCGCAGCCGCACGGACATGTCGTCGATGACATACCGCGAAAGTCGGCAGTCGGGGGCTCCGCCAGTCCCGAGAACGGGGCCGAAAAGTCGTTGATTTCATTGGGTTTTTCGACCCTGCGACGGGTGAATAGGCGCAGCATCACGGCACCAGGCGGTTACAGCGCGACCCCGACAAGTACCAGTGCCGCCACCCCGACCATCGCTTCCCGTCATGGTGCAAGGTGAGGACGAACGCGGCGTCCTGCACCCGTGCCGGCCACCGATTCACTGGCGTCACCCGCAACCATCGTGCATACCGCTCAGGGTGCGGATGCCACGACCGCAACCACGGCAACACATGCCAGCTCATGCCACGACCCATCGCAGGCGTCACCTGGTATCTCCCACGATGCTTGCCCGTACGGGACACCGCCGTCGCCTTCCCATGAGACTCCCGATGCGCCACACACGACATGAACCGCTCCGTCGCATGATCAACCGGCATCGCCGGAGGATTCACCGGCGCACTCAACGCAACCGCCAGCATCAACGTCGGAATCATGACTCCTCTTCCGTACTGTTTGCATCGTCACGAATCATGCGGGTCACCAGCACACGGGGACGCGCTGGCCCAGCAAACGGGAACCGCGTCAAATACTTCTGAGCCTGCGCCGGAGTCTCAAACGGGCCATGCAACGTCACACCCACACCAGGCTGATCAATGATGATGCCCATCTTCGGGCGACCCTCCGCCAGCATCCACGCCAGCTCAAGCACATCACGCGCCATGTCATCAAGACTGATCGGCACATCCGCATCCAGCAGACGCACCATCGCTTCCATGTCCGCTTTCCTAGGACGCACGACGCACCACCCCGTTATACGGATCTAACGGCTCATAACGCAGGCCCATACGCCTGCGCATATTGCGGCGCTCAACGCCCGTCGTACCGCCCCACACGCCATACTCCTCATGCTTCAACGCGTGAGCAAAACACGCGTCAATCACGTGGCATGACCGGCAGAGTTTCTTCGCCGTCTGGCTTGAATACCAGTCGGCCCTATCGGGGAAGAAAAGTTCAGGGTCCGTGGTCGCACACGGCTCAAAACCATTCAACCCTTCGATCATTCCGCATCACCAACCTCGGCGCGGGTGCGGCATGCGGGACTGCAGTAATGGTGGCCGTCAGCGACGATCCACGCTCCCGGCACCACGCTGCTCGGCATCGGATCCGTCCAATCACACCCGTCACAGGTGATCAGCTCTAGGATCATGCCGGCACCACGTCCCGGCTGAGCACATCGTCCTCGTAGCCGAGGAAATCAACCGCGACCTCGGCGTAGTCCAGCGCCCACGCTGGCACGTAGCCTTCACGGAACGGGCTCTCGCCCCGCTTACGGCAGTACGCCAGGTACATGAGTCGAGCCAGGTGCCGCACCACGGCTTGATCGTTACCGTCCATCATTCAATCTCCCCTCACGATACGGGACAGGACGATCCTGTCACGTTACACCGTATTGTCACTATCCGACACGCCGACATCACGCACCGCCTCGCACGCAAGCGCGATACACACCGCACCGCCCCCGATCATCGCGACCAGGCACACCGCGTGCGCCACGAAATTCCCAAGCGACCAGATCACGTCAGGCACCATCGCCCTCCCCCTTCATCCGCTCATCCAGCTCACGCACGCACCGATCGCACAACGTGCCGTGACCATGCACATCCAGCCACGCACGCCGCACCACGAACCCGCACCGGTCACAGATGGGCACATCAGTCACGACGCGCCCCCATCCTCGAGCGCCACCATGAGCGACGCCTCCCCCGTGCAATCCACGCGACACAGCTCCCCGCCATCCGCGCCACACACCGGACACGGCACCATGATTGCCAGCGCCCACACCCACGCCGGCACCACGGGCGCGCTCACAGCCGCCCCTCCGTCAGCGCACGATCCATATCCACCATGCATGCGCCGATAGGCACACGCACCACGACGAAACCATCCTCATACGCTGCGAACCAGTCCTCCGCCAGATCGTTCATCTCCGCCCACTTACGCAACCCGCGACGCAACGCACCCACCGCCAGATCACGCGTCTTATCCACCGCCGTGAACGTGAACGACCGCGAATCAAACTCCGCGACCCACACCGATTCAGCCATCACCGTTCCCCTCTCCATCCGTCTGCCCCGTCCCTCGGGACATGGCACGCGCACCGCGTACGCGATGCGCGACCATGACACTAGGGCGCGCTCACCGGAAGATCCCGAGATACTCGGCATCCGCCAGGTCACTGGCGACCCCGTCCAAGTCATGCCCGAACACGTCGTACAACACCGCCGCCACGTGGGCCCGAGCCGAACCCGTATCCGCGCACACGTAACCCTCGCCCACGACATCCGTGAACGCGCCGCACCCGAGCCGGAAGAACTCCCGCTTGACCGTGCTGTAGTGCCTTTCGTACGGCGCGTCCGCGTCGAGCGCGCCAGACTCCAGCCGTGCCGAGATCTCCTCATGGATGTCGTCCATGTCCCACGGTTCGCCGCAACGCTTGCAGTAGATGTCCACGACATTCCCTTCCGTCAATCTGCGCCCCGACCGTCGGGACGTGGCACGCGCACCGCGTACGCGATGCGCGACCATGACACTA